CAGTATTGATAGTCTTTAAACAAGGAGAAATAAAATGGGAATGTATGGCGGAATGGTTGGCAGAGTAGCCGGAACATCCACTGGAGCAAGAGCTCTGGGAATGATGGGGCCAATGGCTTCAAGAGTGTCAAGAGGAGCAGGAAGGGCATCTGCTACTATGGGAATGAGGAGCGCAAGTTCCTCAGGCGCAAGAAGTGCCATGTACGGTGCTGGAGCTAAAGCCGCAAGTTCAATAGCTAGACACCCAATGAGATCAATAGGAGCAGCTGGAGTAGCCGGAACAGCTGGACTTGGTGCAATGGCAGGTGACGGTCGTCGTAAGGGTAGTCAAAACTACCCAATGTACTAATAGGAGAGACTAATGGCCTTTCTAGGTGGAATGGCTGGACGAGTAGGTTCAGCTGGAAGGATGATGGGATCTGGAGCGAAAAAATTCTCTGGATATGGCCCACAATTAAAAAAAGGTGTAGGCAGCATAGGGCTACATGGATCATACGCTTATAAAAACGGTTTTAGTACTATGGGCAAAATGAGAATGGGTGCAGCAGCCGGCGGTGCAATAGGAATGTCATTAAGAGACAATCAAAAAAGAGGTGGATATAATCCAAGATCCTCTGCAACTGGCGGGTTGCAACCAAAATCATCAGGTGGAATGGGAGTAGGCGAATTCTAACTTGATATAAAATTTTATAATAATAATGTATTGGAGATATGTAAGATGAATGATTGGAAGAATTATATTGATTTAAATGGTAACTTTGAATTACCTAATTTTTTATATAAGACAATAAATGAATTAATGAAACAAGCTTTAGATATGGGGACTCTCCTTTCTGACGATCAGTATAAGTTGAGAGCATATAAAGAACAGACTAAAAAGTTATTTAAGAATAAATGGTTTTCTATAGCTGAGTCTTTAGAATTTTTTGGTCTAATAGAAGAATGTATCTGTAAATCCTCATACAGAGAAAGCTATTGTGACGCTTGCAAAGGTGCAAGATATGTAATAAGCGCAACTCTTTCTCCAGACGAAATGAGAGAAGTTGGAGTATTTTTTAACGCAGCCCAAGATGCTCAAGCAATAAGTAAGATTCAAAAAAGTTTGATTCAAGCACTAAATGAAATGTCCTAGGTGCCTATATAAAACTGAAGTAGTTTCAGAATATTACGATTATAATATACAGGTATTGGTAAGAGATACATATTGTTCTAATTGTAAGAGTGTTCTAATAGAAAAATTTTACGAAGATAAAAGATATAATAGCGATTGGATAGACTTAAATGTCGGAAATAGAAAAGATTGACCAAAAGAATAACTTCATAAAAAGTTTTGAGTCATTAAGACCAGACTTGTTTTTTCCTGAAGAATGGGATCAGTCTCAAGTAGATAAGGCAACAGAATTAATTAGACCACAGAGAACTAAAAACGCCATGTTTTCTTCTATACCAATGAGTTGTCAGTCTAGCAAATGCGTCTACGCCTCAACATGTCCATTATACGCAGAGAATCTTGCCCCACATGGGAAGCCATGTCCAATAGAGATGTCTATGGTTTCTCAGTTCACTTCTGAATACATGCATCAATTGGATGTTAGTCCAGACAATTTAGTCGAAGTTTCTATGGTTAGAGACCTTGTGGATCAAGAAGTTCAATATCTTCGTAAAACAAAACTGCTTGCTAAAGAACATTTCATTCAAGAAAATATTGTTGGAATTGACCCTAATAGTGGTGAGCCAATTCTCAAAAAAGAATTGCACCTTGCAGTTGAATTAGAAGATCGTTTGCACAAGAGAAGAAAAGATCTTCGTAATCAATTACTGGCAACACGTGAAGCTAGAGCAAAAGTCGGACAAGTTCAACTTGATACTGCTCAAGCTATATCTGAAATAATTCAAAAAGTTAAAAATGTTGAAACGGAAAGAAATAAGATTCTTAGACAAAAACTTGGTACCTATGAGATCGATGATTACATTGTAGATTCTGAATCCTCGGGAGAAAAAGAAAGTGGCTAAGATACTACCAAGGCAGACTATACCAGAACAAGAAATAAATGCTGCTAGGCTATCAAGACGAAGCGGATCAATTCCGATAGTTCCTCAATCTAGTTTTATTACTCCACAAGATATAAATAGAATATATAACACAGAAGACTCAGATCCATTTATCTATGGCGTCGAAAGATACTTTACTTCACTAAGAAAAGTTACTAACACTTACATGGAAACGTTAGAAGATCCAGATAGTCTAAGTCTAAGTGGTCAAAGAATGTTACGGAGAATCTCCAACAGCTGAGTTACGATGGAGAAAAGGGTTAAAAGCCACAAGTGCGAGACTAGATCTAACTGATTTAAATTACAAGGCAAGACAACCTATTTATGAGATGTTTGCCCAAAACACTATAAATATGCCAGAGATAGTAGAACGATTGGGTACTCCGGGAATATCATTACCAACTTCAAGCCCATATAACACATTTGGTAGATACTTTATTGACCCTCAATTACAAGCAGGTCAACGGAATTCATCCAGCCCTAATGTCATTGATGAGAACTTCAGTTAACACTAGAATGACTGGTGGAAACTTAAGTGATGCAATTAGTATAGGAAAAACTCAATTACCATCTTTCCAAGAAGCATATGAAATGTATTCGCAAACAGCTAGATGGATAGCACCATTAGTCGATACCGATGGTAGACTAATTAATGCCGATGGTACGCTATTGGAAATTGGAGATAGGGTTGTAACTAATCCATTACAAAGAGGTCTTAACTTATACGGAGTTAGATTGCCGGGCCAATCAATTAGACAGGGTATAGAATCATCTACTGCAGAACAAGCAATGGCTGGTGTTTCTAGTCACGAAGAACTGATTAGAAAAATGGGGATGTATGACATATTGCCTGGTCAAGAATATAATATTTATACATTAGACATTGAAACTACAGGACTTCATCCATTATCTCAAACAAGAGAAATTTCTGTATTGCATAGAAAAGCAATAACCGATATCCACGGAAATACTACATATACTCAAGATATAGATCCTTCTAATGTTACAACTTTTAATATCAAAACAAACAAAATGGATGCCGGAGCAACTTACGAAACAGTAGGTGGAGTAGAAAGACCAGTTCCTTTATCAGAAACCGCTTTTATGCAATCCGAAGCAAGAGAAATGGTAGATCATGTTGACGAATTTGGCACTGTTACAAAAAAATTAAAAAATCCAATATACAGTTTCTTAGAAGAAGGTGGAGATGACGCAGAAACTGCAATTAGAGAAGCTTTTACAATGATAATGGGTAAAGGCGAAAATGCAAATGGTCTTCCAACTAGATTTTCTCTTCATAACAACAGTTTTGACATTGACTTTATGGTAAGAAACGTATTACCCATGGCTAAAAATCCAGAAACAATAAAAGTTCTTAGAGAGTTTGCAGAGAGAAGAGCTAACGATCCACATTTTGTTGTTGATACATTACATAGCGTTACTGTAACAATGATGAAACAAGTAAATGATCAAAAAAATATACTTGAAAGAGTTGGTGGAGTAAATCAAGAACATGTAAATAAGTTTTTAACAAATTCCCTTATAGATAGATCTCTAATGGAAAAAGCTGAATTTACAGGGCAAGGTGCTACTGTTAGTTCTGTAGAAAATACTATTTTAAATACAAATCTATTATCAATCATAGAAGAAGATGCGATTAATAATCCAAGTCTTTTAAAAGCTCTAGAAAAAGGTACGCACACAGGTAAAGTGGACGTAGTAATGCAGGGCTATATAGAAAAAGCAATAGTAGAAGATAGATTAAGAATTCAAAGAACCTTAACAGAAGAACAAGTTATAAACATGGTTAAATCTGCAGGGTTAGACGAAGAACTTGGTCGTCAAGCATTTAGGGGATTAGACGAAGCGGGTTTTGTTAGAAAAAAAGGTTTCAGTGCATTTGAGCAACATTTTAGAAGAAAAGCAACTAGAAGTAGTGCGCTTACTTTGACTACTAATGTTAAAGACGTAAATCTATTAAGTGAAACTGGCTATAAATATTTAGCAGATACTGAAGAGGGAATTAGAAGAGTATCGCTTGATTTAGAAGGAAGCATAGCCCAAGATCAAATGAGAGCATTAGGTCTCTCTGAAGATGATATCTCTAGGTTTGGAGATGATTTTCAGGGAAGATTAAGATTTGGTAAAGATAAGTTTTATATAACTAATCTTCCAGAAGGAACTACTCTTCCATCTGATTTTCAAACAAAAGCTCGATCACTTATAAGAGACACTTTAGCGAATGCAAGAACAGGACTAGAAGAAGATCTCATAGAAATTGCACCTGGTATTGCTCCAATAAAAACTAACATGGCTAACAACATGCTGGATATAAGAATGACCAACATGGAGCATACTGAATTAACACAAATGAGCGCAGCAAGACAAGCTAGAAACTTACCTGGGCTACCATTTAATCCAAATACTGATCAAGATCAATTAATAGAATCTCTTACTCACACTTCTACGAATTATAGAGAAGCAGGAATACCTCTTTCAAAGACAGTTCATTATGGAGACATACTAGAAGATGGTACGGAAAGAATTTCTCACTATGCGCAAAGAATGCAAGAGCTAGGTTTGCCCTATGCTGATATATCTCCAGTTTCTAGAGTTTCTGCGGTAGAAACTTCAAGGGCAACTTCCGACATTGGAGCAACACTATTTAGGCAACATGCTGGAAAGATATCCGGAGAAGAAGCAAGAACTGCTAGAAATATAGCAGAACACATTGAACTGTTAGAGGAATTTGGACAAACATACGCTGTTGGACAAGGAAGAGAACTTGAATTTGGAATGATAGAGGAAACAACATTTAATAAAAAACCTTATTCAAGAATTCCATTAGAAGGTGTTGAAAAATCTGGTTCAAACTTTATTATTCCATCTAATATTTTAGGGAAACTAGAAGTAGATCAAATTGATAATTTAGGTGAAAAAACTGGAAAAAGAATTCTTATTGGTAGTCCAGAATATCTAGAACAGGCAAATCATACTGTTCACTATTCCCTTCCTAGTGGTCCTCAAAATGAGAATGTTGTTAACTTAAGATTCAATCATGGTTTTTCACAAATAGAAGATGAGGCAGTAGCGGAATCGCAAGATCTAGTTAGGCAAGCCCTTAGGCATATTACAACAGATATACCAATTGAAAATGACATGTCAATTCATCCTATTAATCAAATTACTGAAAGCATAAAAGCTTCTGGTATAGATGTAAATAGTAAACAGGTTAGTCAGATGGTGACAGGAGGTGACGACCTAGTCATACCACAGGGTGCAAGAGGAGCTTACGAATCAATAGTAGAACAACTTGGCAGAACCTTAAGAGAAAGAGGAATCATAAGCTTTACCGTAAAGGGAGAAGCAGGAGGAAGATTAAAGCAAGCGTTACAACACACTATGCCAGAAATATTCTTTGGACAAAACACTGACGTAGAAGCAATGAAGAACCCAATGAGAATTAATCAAGTTTTTGGTGGAGAAGACATGCTAGGAGTAGCATTGTCACCAATGAGAAACCAAGAGGCAGCGGTTGGAGTAGAAGCATTAGAAAGAATTGGATTAGAAGCAGTAGAAGGCGCGTCTGGTGCAGAAAGAGCTGCTCAATTAGCTGGTCGTGCAGCAGACGAGGAAGCGATAAGAGGACTTGGAGCAACTGCTAATGTATTAGCAGACGATTCTAAATTAGTATCAAACTTAAGAATTAGTAAGGCTAAAGAAATAGGTGATAAGTTTCAACCATTTGCCATTAGGGCTAAACAAATGTATGGGGACAATAGAGGTAAAGTGGCAATTGGAGCAGCAGTAATTGGTACTGCATTAATTGCAAGACATTTCTCTAAAAAACATAGAGAAAATCAGCAATATGAAAGTACTATGATGATGTCTGAGCCAGAACAGGGTCAAAGACCATATGGTGCACAAGAGGCGTTGTTAGCCCCTAAGGCTCCACAGTCGAACTCAGACCCACTGGCAACAGCTGGAGTTGTTGGTAATTTAGATCGCAGAAAAGTAGGGCATACAAATATGAGTCCACAAAAAAACGCCCATTTATTTAGAGGATAAAACAGATGCCATCATTTGGAAACATCTTAAACAGAGTTGGACAAGAGGTAAGATCCAGTAGAGCTGCAGGATACTTTAGTCAAGAGACGGCACGTGTAGGAGGTTTCTTTAATAGGGTAGGAAATTCTGCATCTTCTCGTGCTAGTGCGGTTGCACAAGGGGCAGGGCAGTATGCTAATAACGCTTCACCTTTAACTAGGGGAGCAAGTGCAGTAGCATCAAAGGCACCGGGTGTGGGTAAAAGTTTATATAAAGCAGCTACATCTTCATTTGGTACAAAGGCAATAATTGGAGGAGCAGCAGCAGTAGGAATGTACAACGTTGCAGCTCGTCCAGCAATGGACGCAGCAATGGACGTTGCGTTTGACAACCCAGACGCTGATAAAGAATTTACAGGTGGAAAATTAAGTCCATTAATTTTTGGTGGCGGAGCAATTGGTGGAGCTGCAAGTGGAGCAAAGCTTTTAAGCCCACAGTACGCAGATGATTATGCAATTCCATTGAATCCAGGAGCAGGTGTAACTGCTGGTGCAGCAATAGGAGCTGGAATTGGTGGACTAATTACTAGAAGCGCAAAAGGTGCAGCTGTAGGTGGGTTAATGGGTGGTGGAGCAGCTACAGCCGGATATGTTAGAACAGGGAAACACAGAGGCGACAAAGCTATTAAGACTGCATATAGTGGAAGTAGAAGACTAGATCCTAACACCTTAGAACACAATTGGGACCAAGGTCCATCGGACCCAAGAGAAGCTTATCGTAATTCTTCTGGAAGAATATCTCAACAAATGAATAGTTCTGGAGACATAGTTCTCGGAATGCACAACTTGAGAAGAGGATAGAATGATAGGCGACCAGAATACAAAAATGGTAGCAGCTCAAGAAGCAGCAGCAATAGGTGGATTCCCCGGTGCAATGACGCAAGCTATGTCTATGCTTCCAACGCCTATGGCAATGGCTGGGTTTAATAACTTTCGCTATCAACAAACAATGCTTAAAGGTGGCTTTTATGACGACAAGCTCACCAGTAGGGGTAAATTTGGAACAGCAATAGGTAGAGATAAGTTTAGAATATATAAAGATGCAGGCTCTATGAAGCCTACTGATCTTTCGCATAGATCTTTTGCTTTTGGTTCAAAGTTTGGAAAAGAAACAACAAGAGGCAGCAGAATGCTTGCCAGATCAGCAGAAGGAGTCCGTGGAACACCTGGCATGGCTGGTGGTTTTAGGGCGAACTATGCCAATCCATTGCACATGCTTTCAGGAAGAATGCACAGTACTTCAGTATTTAGCGCTGGAGCTCATTCTAACTTTTACGCACCTGTTCAAGGTGGGTTTATGTCTACGACTGGAAACGCAATAGTCAATGGAAGTAGAGCTGTAAATAGGTTTGCTAGAGGCGGATCATTAAGAAAGCCTGCGGGAGAAGCACCAGGTAATTATTTCAACGGAGGAATGATAGGTAGACTTGGTGCTGTAGCAAGAGCTGAAAAGATGTCACCTCGTAAATTGACAAAAATGGATAGAAATTTATCTAGAGTCATGGTTCAAAACAATGCATCTTTGGGCAGTGTCATAAAAGCTAATGGCTCTATAAGTGCAGCTAGACTGGGAGCAGACACTGGTCATTTGATCGGAATGGGTGGATCAACTCCAGCGGAAAGAATTGCAGTTGGAAGGTCTATGGCGACAAGTAACACTGGTCAAATTGGAGCCTATAGATCTTTAATGGGCATGGAAGGCGCAGCACCAGTAACAAATGGTATGAGACGTTATGCCACAACTGAAGGAATGACAGGAAAGTATACAAAATCATTTACTCAAAATCTTTTGACCTCTGGTGGTGGAATAGAGATGAGAACGTTGAATGGCACAGTTGGTAGAACAGCAGCTTTTGGTGTTGAAAATATTGCCATGACAGAAGCAGCTGAAAAGATGATTAGGCCTTTAGCTGGGGCCTTGGAAGCTAATCCGGCTTTAATGAATAGGGCTCTTGGCAGAGGAGTAACTGGAGGCACCCATCTAGCATCTTCACTTGCTCCTGAAATGGTCTCTGCAAGAGCAGGATTAATGGCTACTCAGATATCAGATCAAGGTATAATAAAGACCCTTGGAGTTAAGGGCGCAGCACAGGCTGCAAAAGCTGGAGGTGCAAGAGTTGGAATGGCAGTTGCTGGTGAGGCATTATTAGCTGCTATTCCTGGAGTGAACCTTGTGTTTGCAGCAGATTTAGCGTATAATTTAGCTAAACTAGCTGGTGCCGGCGTTAAAGCTGGTATAAATTTTGGAAAAGATGGAATGAAGTCTATGACTGGAACTATGAATAATGGTTTATTTGGTGCAGGTTATAAAGATAACGAAGTAGCAGCTACATCCAGGGCAAGAGGTGTATCTGCCATTCAGAACAGTAGACTAAACGCAAGGTCTCTTTTGGGTTCAGAAGGTGCAATGATGCACGCCCACTTTGGATAAATATGTCAAATACAACTACTAGATTTAGAGAAAAATTAGAGAATCTTTCAAGAGAAGATTTACTTGAAATTATTCAAGAGCAAAACCCTGAAACAATTAAACAAATAAAAAGAATTGAATGGGTATTTGAAAACAAATTAAGCCATCTTGCTTGGAATGATGGAACTCCAGTAACAGAGAGACCTTTAACTATAAAAGAACTTGCCCTGTTAGTTGATGAGCCTTTTGAAATAGATAGAGAATTATTAGATATTGGTGTTTCCGCAGAACAACAAAGGCAGATACACATAGCTAAAGACCCATGCAGATGGGCAAAGCATTTCCTGAATGCTGAGACCAGAGTTTATCAAACGCTAATATTAAGAGATCCAGGACTAAGAAAGGTACTTAGAGCAGGTCGTCGTTTAGGTAAGACTTTTAGTATGGCTATTTACTTGCTTCATTATAGCTATACTCATACCGATGGTCGCTCATTGGTTATTGCGCCAATGAAAACTCAAGTTGAATTAATCTATCAAGAAATATTAAGATTATCTTCTAAGAGTGATATTGTAACTAATTCTATAACTAGAAAAGTAACATCTCCTCAATTCATGATTCAGTTTTCTAATGGATCAACTATTCGATTCTTTACTTCTGGCATGAGATCTGGACGGAAAGTCTGACGTAGCTCGTGGTCAGGAAGCCCATCTAATTGTTTTGGACGAAATGGATTATATGAATCCAGACGACCTCGATGCGTTATATGCCATGTTGCAGAAAACCGCAGAAGATCAACCAGATAAAGTTCTCATTGGAGCTTCTACTCCAACTGGTAGAAGAGAGAGATTCTGGGATTGGTGTAGGAACGAAAGATTCAAAGAATTCTGGTATCCTTCGTATTGCAACCCATACTTCACTAAAGATCAAGAAGACGAATTTAGAGAAGAATATTCTGAATCTGGTTACAGGCATGAAATTGAAGCTGACTGGGGTGAAGACTCTGAAGGCGTATATCCTAGAAAATATGTAGATAGAGCTTTCGTTGAACCAGGGTGGAATTATATTCCAGAGATACAGTCTGCAAGGAGCTTCTACTCGGTTGGAGTGGATTGGGACAAGTATGGTGCCGGAACCAATATAGTCGTCTTAGAAGCGTGCTCAGAGGCCTATGAGGACGAAAGATTTAGAGGTAAGGTCAGAGTAGTGTACAGAGAAGAGATTGCTAAGTCTGAATACACCTTAACCAACGCCGTTAATAGAATCGTAGAACTAAATCATTCTTTTAGCCCAAAGTTTATATATGTTGACAGAGGATATGGTGAAGTTCAAGTAGAACTGCTTCACAAGTATGGGATGGAAAATCCTCAATCTAATCTTAGGGAAAAAGTAAAAGGAGTTGCGTTTAGTGAATCTATAGAAATTAGGGATCCTTACACTAAGCTTCCTACCAAAAAAGAAATCAAACCTTACATGGTCGATAACCTTAGGCAATATCTTGAAAGAGAACAAATTCTATTCTCCTCTTTTGATGAAGAACTTTATACCCAGTTAATATCTTATGTGGTAGTTAGAACTACTCAGTCTGGAAGACCAGTCTTTGAGGCAGGTGGTTCAGCGGTAGATCATGCACACGATGCTTTGATGCTAGCCCTTCTCGCAATAACTCAAAACTTTGGTGAATTTAGCAAGATTAAATCAGCAACAAATACAACTACATTTTCTAATACATTTTTTATGCCAAAGCAAAAGAATGAGGAAGACAGTGATAGTGAAAAAGAATCTGGATACGGAAAGCATTTCTTGGACACAAATAGAACACAGGGATTAAAAGCTGGAAGATCTAGAAAAAGTGGATCTAGACAAAATACCAGGAAGATGTTCTAAGGGTAATTATGGCTATTGAAAACCTTAACCAAATTCAAGCAGTTGAATCAGATATATTTGGCGACTACCAGCTTAATGGAGTATCGCCTTACGCAGATTTAAACAAAGACGCAGGTAAAAATAAGTTTCAACTTAAATCAGACGTTACAACTTACGCAGCTGGTACGGATCAGTATTACAGTGTTCCACTAAAAGCGGTAAAGGATCAGGCAAAGAATACTTGTGATGATTTACTTTTTTTTGTAGATGAATTAGAAAAATTATTAAATGAGATTAGCTTAGACCCAAATGCTACTCCAGCTATAAGTGAATATCACAGGTATGTATGGAGTGAAATATCTAAAATAAACGATCAATCTTTAGGAGAGGGTACTCTTCCTAATTTTATCTCACATGCAGAATATCTATATGCAGAAAAACATGGTTGTAGAGGATGTAGAAAGTTTACAAAAGAATATGATCAACTCATATCTTCAACTACTTTTGGTCATATATATTCTTTTAGAAAAATAGCAAAAGCACTTATCAATGAAGCTGAGTGCATTAAGAAATCACTAATGACAGATTTTGGAGATGACTATGAAGACGAATCACAGCAACAAGTCGCAACGTACTACCTCTACTGGCTCAAAATGGCGACCCATTATCAGAGGAGGTTTGAAGACGCGATCCCAGCCTCTCCCGTCCTTCTCCCAGAATCCGAAGTGGATAAAGTCACTAAAAGACAAGCCGGTCAATTTCAAGCATTTTTTTCGATCAGAGTAAATTCAGAAACAGTATCAATTAATAATCAAATAGAGTCTTTGAACAAGGACCTAGGTCAAGACTGTAGTGTTTTTTATGAAAAGTTTTTAGGACCATCTATAAAGTTTAAAACAAAAGTTGGAGGAGATTTAGCTTTAGATTTTAGAACGACTAACATGCTCTCTCAAATGCCTCGACTTGCAGAAGAAGCGATAACTGCTGTCTTAACTATAGAAGGAAACTTTAAGTCTGTTTTGACAGATCTTCTTGAAAGAAGAAATATAATGATCAAAAAAATAGATTCATTATATCAATCAATAATGCAAAGAAGAAAATATGTTCTTTACATTTCTCAATTAGCATCTAAAGCTATATCTAAAAATAGAATAGTTACTTCTGAATCTAATGAAGAGTATATATCAGCAGCTTATTACGCAGTTGCCGATAGAAGTTCTATAACAGAATCATTAAAGTCTAGTCACTCTTCATTGGATGATTTAGGCGAGGATAATCACCCTCAGTATTTACTCAAAACAGGTGGGGTTATATCAGGCGATGTCTCGGTAGAACCTAACGTTACTATTGATGGAGTAGATTTAAGTACTCATAGTCATACGGGATATGACGGTTCTACTAAAATTAGATCTATAGACATAGATTACAATTCAGTAAGAGACGATTATAAAAACAGTGATCTTCTAAAAGTTAAAGACATTTTAGATATTAAGATAGAATCCTTCATACCTGATATACTAATTGGTGGAGTTCCAGTAGCAGATGTTGTAGTAAGCATTAATGTTCCTGATGAGTTAAAAGATAAGTATGAATTTGAGATTAGATACATAGAGATTTGATATGACTTGGTTTAGCTATTTAAAGAATGATAGTAATATTTCAGCGTCTCCATATACGCTTAATTTGTCGAATCCGCCATTAAGAAAACGGATTATCTTTTTCTGACATCAAAGAAACAATTCATGCAAACGATTGGTTATTCGTTGATTTGTTAGATAACGAAATTAATTACCTATATGATGCTAATCTAGTCAAGACAGAACAAGATCATTCTTACGTAATGGTTTATGAAGACCCAATAGATTCAACAGATGCTACTCCAGTATCAACTACAATTCTGGATAATTTAATTTATTTTAAATCTGCAAAAGAACATTCTATTGGTCCCGGAAATGCCGTTAATTATAATCTTTATTATGGTAGAGATTATATAAAATATATAAAGCCAACTTCTTACTATAACTACGATATAGATGAAACTGTTTATAAGTATATTCAATATGATCAATCTACTATCAATTATTATTTATCGGGAAATAATTCTCAAGACAATGCGCCATTAAGCGCAACTCCTAGTGACGTTAATCTATATCAAAGTAAAGTTGATAAAGACTCTAAAGAAAATTATACATTAACATTTTTTAATGATGGAGTTGATTGGATAGATAACAAATCAACAAAAGCAGAAGTAAAAGTTGTAGGTAATTTTAGTGGACCTAAATTTAAATTAATAGGAAATGTTGGTCCAGATCATGGAATTTTTAAATATAGAATATCTACAAAAATTATTTCTGATCAACAGATAGAACAGGTCGTAGTAGACTGGACAAATGTAGACTGCTACTTATCCTCTGGTCTTTTGGAGACTGAGCTTATTAATATAATAGATTTAGGCTATGAGGAATATATTATAGAAATAGAAACTTTATATGATAAAAACGTATTATCATCTGGAAATAATATTTTAATTAAAGAAATACAATTTTTAAAAAATTATAATATATCTCTAGGTGAAGAATCTATAAATCCTGATTTATCATTTATATCTATAGGCGGAGTAAAATAATGGCTATTGTAAAAAAGACACTTCAAAATTTAAAACCAGGAAAACAATATTTATTAACAGTTAGGGCAAAAGACGCTGACTTAAATAATACTTTAGACCCTTCTGCTGCTATAAGATTCACTGTTCCAACAGACCAGGTTGAACCTACGTCACTTGGAAATCTTCAAATATCCGTAGGTTATAAAACAGCAATGGTTAGCTTTAACCCAGCTGATGATCTTAACCTAAAAAACTATGAATATAAAGTATACAAAGAATCTCAAGTAGAACAAATTGGATTACATTACGAGCCTATATCAGAAGATGATTATGAGATTCAAGGTTTTTCTAGCTCAAACGTATTTACTGTAAACCTAGAAGAAACTTCCTATATAGAGCAAGGTACTTTTGTAGAAAATGTTACAGATAGTACAATTACAACTAACTTTGAACAAATAAAAGCATACTACTTTGTTAAGGTTAGATCAATCACTACCTCTGGAGTAGCATCAAGTTGGACTCCTCTTCAAAAATCTGGACAAATTCCCTTTATACCATCAGCTCATATACAAGAGCTCAGCGCTTCAAGAATCACATCAGGTTATATAGGTTCTGCTCAAATAATTTTAACTGGATCAGACTCCGTTATAAAATCTGCTTCATATAAACCAGAAGTAGGAAACTTAAGAGCAACTTTGTCGACAACTGGTACTGAAGCAAATAAAAAACTAGTAACCTTAACTCAAGGGACAACAAACGGCTTATATCCAGGAATGTTTTTCTTTATTCCTGGAGTAAACCTAGCAACACCTAACGTTCTTGGTCCTGGTAGATTTGGATCAAACTCTCAAATAAGTTCAATTGTAGATGAAACTAATTTTACAGCAACTGTTAATCATTCTGTAGCTGGTTTAGTTGAATTTACTTGCTACGCAAAAGGATGGAATATCACTGGTGATGGCCGTGTCAACTTTGGTGGAATTCAGGGAATCACATTTGACGGAAGTCAAGTTCGTATTGGTTCAGACGCAATTATCGACCCTGGTGCTTCATTGCCAGAGGCTAATATCTTTTCAGTAACTTCTGGAGCACAGTCTTTAGTAATCGGAAATAGATCTGGAGTTATTGGATTAAAGATTTCTGACACTGCTAGTGGTAACGTTAATAATAACTACTGGTATGTAAACGGTTCATTTAAGGTCGGCAATGCAACAAAGAATATATCCTACGATGCAACTACTGATGCTTTTAATATTTCTGGAGAAGTAACAATAGGCGGAACAAGTGCTACAACAGTCGCTAGTAACGCAGCATTAGGTGCAGAAAATCCAGCTACTAGAATAAACTCTAATTCAACCATAATTAAGGGTGGACTAATTAGAACTGGAACAATAGAGTCTACTGGCTTTAGTTGGCCTAATACTTCCTCTACCTACTCTTCAGTCGGCACAAGAATAGATCTTGATAATGGACAAATAGTTTCTAAAAATTTCAGAATAGATGGATCTGGGAATGCTAGCTTCAGTGGATATATAAATGCAACAAGCGGAAATCTTACTGGAAAACTAACTGTAGGAAATGTTCAAGTTGGAAATAACTTAACAGACGCTAACGGAAGTGCAAGCGATTTTCGTGGAATAGTACTGAGTAACATTAAAGGCAGTTGGACCAATACATGGCTTGAAAGAGGTGATGGAACAGTTTACTTTAGGGCAACATCTAATAAATCTTATCTTTACATGGATGACACCAATGCAGCTATAAGTTTGGGCAATGGAGCATTTTACGTTGACAATGAAGGTAATCTTACTGCGCAAAAAGGAAATTTTTTAGGACAATTAGAAGGTGCAACCGGATATGTAAAAGGTGACTTTAGGGTTTTAGAAAGATTAAGAGTTGGAGATGGAGCTGCTGTAGACGGTACTACAGTTTGTAGAGTTCAAGGAGTTGGAAATACTGCTACTAATAGATATCCATTTGTTGTAGAAAAATTAGATGGAACTAACACTTTTACAGTAAGAGAAGATGGTAGAGTTGATGTTCTTGTTGGTTCCCTTTATGTTGGCGGGACCATAGTATCGCTGTCAGGACATTCTCACGCTTATCTCCCTTCGTCTGGGGGAACTCTTACGGGTACGCTCATAGTCTCAGCTACAACTTACGCAAGGGAAATAAACATAACAGCTGGATATGACATTAACGCTACTGGAACAGGCTCTAGCATAAATGGAGCAACTGTAAGTGGGTCAATTGTAACTGGAACAAATTTCAATCCAGCATACGTAACTTTAGGTAATGGATATGGCGTTAAAAGCGATTGGTCTCCCAATACTGATAATACATATGACTTAGGGCAAGATAATACAGCTACTGGTTCAGGATCTGCCGATAAAAGGTGGAAAAGATTATACTCCAATAATACTTCTATATCTACATCTGATATCAGGTTGAAAAAGGATATAGAAGATGCAAGTTTGGGTCTTGATTTCATAGAAACACTTAGACCTGTTAGTTATAAATTTATAGTTGGAAGCAATGAAATAGAAAAAGATCAAAATGGAAACCCCATAATCATTGGAACAGATGAAAAAGGTGGAGAAATTTACAGATTAAAGCCAATACCTGGAGTTAGAAGGCATTGGGGATTTATTGCCCAAGAAGTAAAAGAAGTAATAGATCAATTTGGAGTTGAAGATTTTGCTGGTTGGTCAATTAGTAATATTAATGATCCAGATTCTAAGCAGTCTCTTTCTTATGAACAATTTATATCCCCTTTAGTTAAGGCCGTTCAAGAACTTTCTCAAAAAGTAAAAGAGTTGGAATTAAAGATTCAAAGCTGATATACTAAGATGTCAATTCAACTAAGATAGGAACGACAATGCAAGAACCAAATTTAGATGTGAATTTAATTATTCAAACATTTCAAGAAAAGCTATCACAGCTTACAACAGATTTAGTGGTTAAAGAAGCCACAATCAAACAATTAAATTTAGTCATTCAAGAGCTTCAGACGCATACTCATGACGAAGATTTTTCAACACCAGTAACTCAGATATCAAAAAAGGATAAGTAATGGCAGCTAAAAAAGAAGAAGTAGCAACAGAAACAGTAGCAGAAGAAGTACAAGCTCCTAAAGAGTTTAATATTGGAATCAATATTTCCGATAAAAACTTAGCTTACAAGAGCGATTTTAATGAAGCAGAGACTATTTTCTGGCTCGAAGCTGTAAAGAATTTGATTATTCAAAAGACATTTGAAGCAGCAGGAATGCAAGACAAGAGCTAAATTCTTTAGCATATATAAATAAAACACTACTATTTAACATAGTTTAGTTTTATATACGGGAAGTATCATGGCCATTAAAGACTACCTTCCATTCCAAAGAGTGGAAAACGAAAACAATTTCGTTGCAAAAACGCTAGAACCAGATGAGCTAAGATCTCTTAGCACCTCCATGAGAATAGCTTCTATTGCCCTTGGCTTTAGAGGGGTGGCGTTAACTTCTAATACAAGAACTGTATTTGAACCTGCCCCATATGACTTTGAGAGAATTATTCAGGCCATAGATACTGACTCGTATGTAAAACAAGGTTTCAATAAATATAAAGAGCTTTTCTGGAAAGAGGGCTGGGACATAATCTCAGAAAACCATGAAGCTAGATCTTATCTTTATCAAAGAATAGACTTCTTGGAGATAACAATGAAAAGACCTTTCATTGATTTCTTGAGTGAAATAGTCGATCAACTTATAAAATTTGGTAATGCATTTGTGGTTAAAGCTAGAGCCGATATAGGTGATTATTTTCCTACAACTTTAACTGCAATCAATGGAGCTCAACCGATAGTTGGTTATTACCTAATACCAACTGAGCAAGTTAAAATTCTTAGAGATAAGCATAACAAGCCAAAAAGATATAAGCAGCAAACAAACCCTTATACTTTTTCTCCCAATACCTTAGCTCCAGAATGGCCAGCAGATCAAGTAATTCATCTTCATTATGATAGAAAAACCGGAAGAGCTTTTGGAACTCCGTTTATAACCAATGCACTTGACGATGTTATAGCCCTTCGCCAAATGGAAGAAGATGTGCAGAACCTTGTTCATAGAGAACTATTCCCATTATACAAATATACAATTGGAACTCCAGAGCAACCAGCAGAGCCCGATGAGATCGAAAGAGCTTCGATAGAGCTAGAGAATCTAAACAATGAAGGTGGATTGATTCTTCCTCATAGACACGATGTATCTATTATCGGATCTGGAGGAGCAGCATTAGATGCAATACCTTACATGGATCACTTTAAGGAAAGAGTGGCTATTGGACTAGGTGTTGCACCTCACCACCTTGGTATGACTCTTAATGGTGGAAATAGATCTGTTACAGAGAGATTGGATACAGCTCTCTATGATAAGGTAAAAAATTATCAAAGACTATTTTCTGAAATGATTCGACTTAACATATTTAATGAGTTGTTATTTGAGGGTGGATTTGATCCTATCGTTAATCCAATGGAGTCAAATATCTCTGATCGTTGTTTCTTTAGATTCAAAGAAATAGACGTAGATACTCAGGTTAAAAAAGAAACTCATTTAATTCAAAAATATGTAAATAACATTGCAACATTAGGTGAGACAAGAGTGGCTCTCGGTTATGAGCATCCAGAGCTAGATCTCTCTCAACTATACTCTGCGATTCAAGGTAAGGTTCAATTGGCCATAGCCACAGGGGCAATTAACTCAAGTTCATTTAATCCAGATAATCAAAGCACTAGCGTAATAGATACTTCTCAGCCTGATTTGAGAAAAAATGGCAATACAGAAAAACCTGCCAATAAGAACCAAAGCCTTACCCCTGTTGATAAAAAAACAGCTCCCGCAAATAAAGGCGTAGATAACACGATGCGTCCAGCTAACCAGTATGGAAAGAAAACTTCTCCAAATATTAAAAGAATGGACAATCAATTCCTAACCACTATTGAAAATCTCCTCGATGAAGAGTATACTACTATACGAGATGATTTCGATCAATTAGATACAATAGAGGTTATAGAAAATGGTAAGTCAGAATAACAAAGAAGACAAAGATTTCTTCAAGGCTTTAGAAGAGTTTAGAACAGCTGTTGACAATGGTCAACTTCGTTTGGCATTGATGCACTTAGTGATAGTGATTGACGAAATAGTCGATGTACTTTCTCAAGAAGAAGAAGACGATTCTCCAGCTCCAGCTACTGAAGAAGAAAAAGCTCCTGCTCCAAAAGTAGAAAAAAAAGTAGCTTCAGCAGCCTTTGAAAAAGAAAAAGTATCTGAATAATATTTCAATAAGATGAAGCTATTAATAGGTTGTCCGATATATAAAAGAGAATGGATTTTTCCATATTGGATTTCCTGTATTGAAAGTCAAGGAATTGATTTATCTAATATAGGATTTATTTTTGAGGCATCTCCGGATGACGAACAAACAACCCAAATGCTGGAGAGATACAAAAAGCACGTTAAGTCTGTTGCTTTATTCGATATAAGTGTGAGAGAAGATATTCCTCATTTTTATCACGAAGAAGGGACTAGACAATGGAGCATCTCTAAGTATGAAAATATGGTTTCACTTAGAAACTCTCTGCTTACAAAAGTAAGAGATATCAAACCTGATTATTATTATAGTTTAGATTCGGATATACTATTAACCAATAGCAACACAATTAAGCTTTTAACTAGCCATATTCAATCAGGCGCAGACGCTGTTAGCACGGGAATGTTTATGACCCCTACAACAACAATGTATCCAGGTGTAATGAACTGGCATGAAGAAGAACAAGATCTAGAAAAAGCCTATAGAAAAGAACAATATCCTTTAGGTACTTATTTTAAATCTGACATAATCATGGCAGCAAAGATGATGTCACCCAACGTTTACAACAATGTAGACTACAAACTTCATCCTCAAGGGGAAGATTTAGGATGGTGTGCAAACGCTAAAAAATTAGGGTATAATTTATATTGTGCAAGTTATATATACACTCCGCACATTATGAATAAAATGATGCTTCAAGATTTCTCAAACAATGGAGATCCTAGAGGCAGTGTAACTTATAGTAATTAGTAGAAAGTATGATATTTTCATATAATATTGTTCAATCTTATAAAAATCAATTTACTATAACCTTTGAATTTAAAGAACCATTATTTGGAGTAAGCAAATGACATTTGAGTTTGTAGAAAACTTTACTATACAGCTTCCAGATCTTTCTGAATCTACATATGATTTCTCTGAAGGATTTAATGAAAACTATGGCCTCATAATAGAAGTAGCAGCAATCCACGAACGGACTAACTGCTAACTATAATAACTATTCTGCAGCTGAATTAGAAAAAGCATTACAATCTTGGGTTGATCCATATCCAAAACCAATCATCATGAATCATGATCTTAGCTCAGAACCAATTGGTCGAGTTATAGCTGCAAAGATGGACAAAGAAGAAGATGGTTCTCATTTTGTTCGTTTGCAGATTGCCGTTACTGATCCAGTAGCAGCGCAAAAGATTTCTGATCAAAGATACCTCACTGGTTCCGTAGGCGGTCGTGCCGGAAAAGCAGTTTGCTCCATCAGTGGAGAAGACCTTGCTACCGAAGACGCTAGCGGAAGACCAAAAGCTCCTAAGTACAAAAGAGGAACTGTTCACAAAGGAAAAATGGCATATATAGATATGCAGGACATTTCTTTTAAAGAATACTCTTTTGTTAATCAACCAGCCGATCAAAGATCTAGTGTTAGATCCAAGAAGGCTGTTGATGGCAAAGTAGCAATTTCCGATTCAGAAGACTGGGTCGCAAAGAGCAAAGCCTTTGTTTTACATATGAATGAAGAAGATATCGTCTCTATTAGTGAGAATGAATCTATATTACATAACTTAAAGAAAAAAGAATCTAGACCCTTGTATCTCCACATGAAAGGTGCTTTCTTGTCGGCAATAGCCATACAGGAGAGCGAAAATAGTAACAGTGAGAACTCATCATTACTATCTAAGGGAAGTGAAGATATCAATAGCCATGAGGAGAACTCAAATATGGACGAAAACGTTAAGAGTGAGGACATCCTCGCTGCTGTAGAAGATCTAAGTCAAGATCTTTCAAACATCGCTGCAGGCACTGTTCAGGAATCAGATCCTGAAGTATCACAAGACGATACAGAAGCTCCAGAAGCTACAGAGCCTGAAGAGGCCCCGGAAGCAGAAGAGTCGCTCAAGACTGAAGAAGAAGTAACTGAAGAAACGGTTACGGATAAAGAAGATTTAGAAGTTGATCCAGTTGATGCCCTTAAAAAGGCAAATGAAAAAATTGCTCAACTTGAAGCACAAATTGCAAAAGACTCATCGATAGCACCAGCTGCTGATGAGCAAGAGTCTACAGTAGTTCCAGAATCAGCAGAAGAACTCGCCTCAGAGGCAGTTGAATCAGCTAATTCTGAAGTCGCTGAAGAAAACAAAGTAAATGAAGATTCAAAGGTAGAGCTCACTGACAACAATATAGTCTCTGAGCAAGATGCTGATGATTTAATGAAAAAACTCCATTTACTTGAAGAAGAAAACAAGAAGCTTAAACAAGCTCTACACCGTACTTTGGCTGAAAGAGTTGTCGATACTAAAATCTCAATAGGAACTGAATCTGTTGAAAGCAGAGAAGAACTTATTAAGGATCACGTAACTAGATCAGCTGGTTCACTAGCTGATACGTTAAGAGATCTTGCAAAGCTCCCAATATTCAAAAAGAGCATTCATGGTCTTAGTGAGTCTATCCTTGAAAATGACGTTGTCTTAGAAAAAGAAGAAAACGTTTTAGAAGAGGATGACGAAGAGGTTATCGAACAACCAAAAGCAAAAAATAATTCAGTTGAAGAACTGTTTGTAGATGCCTTAATGGGCCGTCGTAAACTTTAATCATAAAAATATACAAGGAGAAATTAAATGAGTTTAGCAAAATTTCGTAAAGTAGGAACAAAGACCGGTTCAGGCCGTTTCTTGGTTTCTTCAGGTTCTGCACCAGCAGCCTACATCCTTCCAAGCATCGCTCTTCCAACCTGGTACTCAGATTCAGAAGATGATCGTTTTGAAGTCGTTATTCCAAAAGGAACAATCCTTTCAGTAGTTACCGATAGTAGTGGCGATTCACGTTTCGTTCCAGCTAACGGTAGTGCAGGAAGCGTTACTTGGGGTGACACAATTTCCGGTTGGAACCCAACCGCAGCAGCAACTCCAGTTGCTGGCGCATCAGGAGACACACAGGCTGTTGCAGCCTACTCAGTCCCAGTAGGCGTTGCGCAATATGATCTCTATAGACCATTTGATAAAGGAACCTCACAAGGTGCTGGTTTCATTACAGGTGGCTATGTAGAGTACCCAATGGTAACAGGAGTTAATGCGGATCTAGCTGGTGGCGATTTAATTGCTGCTGACTTTATGGGTCGTCCAGTAAAGCTTGCAGCTACAACTGCAGCCGCTGGTGCATATCCATGGTTGCAGGTTGGTAAAGTTGTCGAAGTCGAGAAGTTTGCTACAAACTTTGATGATGGACTTCTTTCCTACATGCAGTTGCCATCAGATCCAGGTGCACTTAAGACTGTGTTTGAATTAACAAAGTCTGGCGCATACCAGGGTAAACTAGGTATCCGTTCAAACCTAGATGTAACTAATGTAATTGGCGCATTCCGCGTCAACTTAACATTGTAATAATAAAGAAAAACACTAACAGGAGGAATAATCCTAAGATGAGTAAAACAATCCAAGAACTCCTTTCGGGTCTCCCAGCTTGGGAAACCGCATTAGCTGAGGATGGGTACATCGATTCAGACAACAGAGTTACTATCAAAGAAGCATTTTCGTCACCTGACGCAGCTGCACTCTTTCCTAAAGTTATCTCTCGTACTCTAAGAGAGGCAGCTGAACCACAGTTGCTTGTAACCCCTCTCCTTTCGGTAGTTCGCCTTGGCAAAGGGCGTTCTCTGGAATTCCCAGCAGTTAATGCAATTCAAGCAGCAGAGATTCCCGAAGGGCAAGAATACCCAGAGCAGGCACTCGCCTTTGCAAAGCAGATTGAAGGCAAAGTCTCGAAGAAGGGCGTAAAGCTCTCCTTCACAGAGGAAGTCATTGCTGACTCCCTTTGGGACATTGTCGGACTTCATGTTCGTGCAGCAGGTCGTGCTATGGCTCGTTTGAAAGAACAAATCGCACTTAGCCGTTTCAAGGATGCAGCAACTGTTGTATTCGACAACGCCAGTGGGTCGTATGATGATACAACTGGTAGAGGAATCGCTGGCACAGCCAACGGTACCATTACCTGGGATGACGTAGTTGACATGGCAGCAGTGCTCATGGCAGAAAAGCACATTCCTACCGACTTCATCTTGCACCCACTCATGTGGTCAGTGTTCCTCAAGGATAGCGTCTTCCACTACGGTGGTGCCGCTTCTGCAGTTAACACAAGCTGGGGTTACCGTCCTCAAAATGCAGATGGCGCAATAAACGCCACAGCACCTCTTGGCCTTAACGTATTGGTTTCACCATTCGTTAGCTTTACGGCAAAGAGTGGCGAAACAGCTGCAAAGTCGGACATCTTCCTTATCGACCGCAATGAAGTAGGAACTCTCCTCGTCAAGGATGACATGAGCACAGATCAGTTCGATGATCCAAGCCGTGACATTCGTCAGATGAAGATGAAAGAGCGTTATGATATCGTAATGCTCGGTGACGGTGAAGGTATTACTGTTGCTAAGAATATCAACCTTGCACGTAACTATGAGGTTATTCTTACAAACGAAATTTAATAAAGCCTTAGGGAAGTTATAGTTACGGCTCCCTATGAGGATCGGGGACGGTGGTTTAATTATCACCGTCCCCTTTTCTTTTTATAATATCACTCTTACTATATTGCATATACGTAAACAGGTCTCCAGGAGAATAAAGTGGCACTTAATCTTATAGAATATGCTTCCGTTGGATCTGATACTGTAGTTATAAAATTTGCTAGAACTGTAAAAATAAGTTCATTAATAAACGCAAACTTTATCGTACAGACAACAGCTAGTACACCATCAACTGTCTCAGATCCATTTATAGCCATATCGACAATAGCAGATTATAATCAGATTTCACGAGTACTTGTTCTTAATTGGAACAAGATGTTGTCATCTAGCCAAGAATATTATATTAGAGTAAACGGTTTAGTAGACGCAGCAAATCAAGTTATTCCAGAAGAGAAAATAAGATTTACAAAAACAGATACAGCTACTCCAATTTCAATTTCAGAACCAGTTATTCCTCAAATTGAACAAATATTAGTTGAAGACAAATCTATAATTCCAAACACCTATACAACATATCAGGTCATAGCAAAAAACCCTGAATTTTTTATTGAATCAATAGATCCTAATAACGGTGATTTTTATATAGATAACACATATAATAATGGAAGAGTCATCATTACCTTTAATGAAAGACCAGCTTCAAACTTCTTGAATAAAGCTTATTTTAAGGTCCAAAGAAAAATAATACAAAGAACTCCTACTAGGTGGGAAACCCTAGAACCAAGAGTCTCTATGCATTCTTGGAAGCCTGATGTTTACGTGGATTTCCCATCATTAGACGCAACGCCATCATACTATACTGATGGACCAGATTATTTTGAAACAGGATACAAATACAGAATAGTTATTTCTGAAAATATAGGAATATAAAAATGGCTAATTTTGTTTATGGAAAAGCAAAACAAGCTTTATTAAATGGACAAATTAACGTTTCATCCAGTAGCTTAAAAATCTTACTTGTCAATAGTTCATACGTTCCATCTGCTAACTCGGACGAATATGTTTCAAACATTAATCCAACTTACATAAAAAATAGATCGGAAACAATACAGAACATAACCAATGCACTTGGAGTGCTTGATGCAGACGACATTACGATAGCCGTGCACGACGGTTCTGCTTTTAAAGCTGTAGTTTTATACCAAAATGGAACATCGGACTCTAACTCAAGGCTTATTGCGTATATAGATACTTCTACCGGCTTACCTTTTGCGGGTGTTAATTTTAGCTTACCCATTACTATAGTATGGAGTAACGATCTAAGTAAAATATTATCTTTATAGGAAAAATATGGCAACAAATTATCCAAATTCTTTAGATGTTTTAATTAATCCAACAGTTAATGATACTTTAAATTCAACAACAGTTCCCCATCATCAGCAGCACGCAAACTTAAATGATGCAATGGAAGCAGTTCAAACTGTTCTAGGTTTTAATCCAGCAGGATCTCACTTAACAATTAAAGACAGAATAGCCGCATCAGAAGCTTTAAATGGATTAAGTGACGTTACTATTACTTCTGTTGCAGCAGGCAATGTCTTGCGATATAACGGCTCAAAATGGGTCAATTACGTTGAAACTAATCTAACCGATGGGGGAAATTTCTAAAATGGCTAATACAATCAGAATCAAAAGAAGAGCGTCAGGTGCGGCTGGTGCCCCAACAGGTCTCGCAAATGCCGAGCTCGCTTACAATGAAGTCGACGATACACTTTATTACGGAAAAGGAACCGGTGGAGCAGGTGGACTTGCGACAACTGCCGAAGCCATTGCTGGGTCAGGTGCCTATGTAGGCCTTTCTGGTACACAGACAATAACTGGTAATAAAACATTCTCAGGAACTGTTTCCCTTGGTGCTTCTGCAACAGCAACAACAAAGTCTGCTAATAATAACTCAACTTCAGTAGCTACCACTGCATATGTAGACTCAGCAGTTAGCGCAAGTGGCTCATTTACTGGGCTATCTTTTGCTGGAGACACTGGAACTACTGAAACAATTGCCAATGGCAATACGTTAACAGTTTCTGGTGGCACAGGTT